TCACTCCGCCCGCTTGGACAACAGCGCTTCGATACGAGCCATCTGTGCCTTGAGCTGGTCCAGTTCCCGAAGCTCCACCTGCTGCTTGGCGATGATATCTTCCTGCGCCAGCGTGTAGAGCGTGAGCTCCTCGACCTTCTTCAGAAGAGTCATCTGCATCGCTGTCATGTCGACGCCGTTCGCCTTGATCTCCGCTTCCGAAGGCACGTCCGGCAGGTGGCTGTTGGTGTCGATGAATTCACGCACTTCCGCCAGCGGGCGCAGGGGATAGTCCGCCGCGAACACGTAATCCGGGACATTGAGTTCGGTGTTGTTCACCACCAGTTTGCCGGTGACGACGACTTCATCCGGGCGGCCGTTGCGCCCCAGCTTGAGCAGGTTGTTCGCGGCGGTATTGTCGATCTTGAACGGGGTGTTGCCCCCGGCAATCCCGACGTTGAGCCGGCCTGAGCTCTGCTGGTTGCGGAATTCCCACGTTGTCGGGATGTCGCCGAGCTGGCGGATCAGGAAGCCTGAATCGGAATTGGGCCCCTCCGCCGTGAACAAGGCAAAGGCATTTGCCCCGTCAGCGCCTGTGTAGACGGTCAATGCCTCTTGGGGAAACTGGGTACCGATGCCGATATTTCCGTTTTCAACGATTGCCAGGCTGGACTCGGGAGCGCCGTAGTCGATCGAGAAGATCCAGTCCAAGGTGTCATCATTCGAGATCGTGAAGCGGTTCGCACCAAGGACATTCCACTCGGTCGTGTTGAACAAGGGCTTGAAGCGTATCCCGGGGGATGCCTGTACGATGTCGATGGAAGCGGACGGCAACGATGTGCCCAGGCCAACGCGATTGTTGCTGGCAATGTACATGGCATTGCTGGACGCCCCGGCCGCGATCGAAAACGGCACCGTGCCGCTGCTCGTGTCCTGGATCGAAAAGTACTCCGCACCGCCTGCATTGGAATCGTTGACGACCAAGGCCCAGTCGTTGTCCGGAAAATCGAGGCCTGAACTATCAACAAAGTCGAGCCGGGTCCGGACGCCGCTCATCTTGACCGAGCTGGCCCCGCTGTCCGGAAAGGTGCCGAAAGGACTGTCTGGACAGGCACTGCCGACGCACAGCTGGTGCCTGATGGTGGCGTCGGTGGTGGCGAGCAGGTTCTGGGCCTGCACCTGCCCCGAAAGAAGAGTTGTCGAGGCAATCAAGCCGGCACAGGAAACGTGGGAGATAGCGCGCATGGAACAGACCTTTCATGAAAATCAGCTTGATTGGAATGGGCCTGAAACCTGCAGACCCACCCCAATTCGTTTGCGTGTATTGAAAATGCGTTGCCGCCAATATGACACGAAAATTAAGCTTCAAGCCCGTGAGTCTGTCAAGGCGGCCGCGCTGACGACATCACTACGATCTCATGGTTTCTCCTGGCCTTTCAGATGTCGTGGAGATTGCGACCTCGAGAGCCTTTCATTCCCAGCCATCTGCGCCTGCGCCCTCTTCAACAGTCCCCCCGTGGACGCCTTCAGCCGTTTCACCGTGTCGCCCATGGTGGCCTCGATATAAGCCACTGCGTCCATCTCCGGGCTGTTGCTGCCGTCTTGGACAGCCTTTGCCAAGGCACGGTCGAAAGCCTCATGGAGGGCCTCACGCAGGATTGCGGTGGCACGCTCACCCAGATAGCGGCGCGCCGCGATGCCGACCGCGCCGAAAATGGCGGTCAGGATGCTGGCGATGATCGGGATCAGGATCTGCATGATCTGCGTCAGAAGGATGTCGTTCATTGGTCTTTCCTTTCGGGATGAGGAGGCGTCAAGCCTCGTTGATGCTGGATGCCTCGGCCGAGGTCATCGGCGGCAGGCCCGGTGCGGGCAGCGGCCATGTGGACGGCCAGCGCCAGGACGCCGGCACGAACCGGTTCTTGTCGATCGGGACGACACTGACGCTGTTGCGCTGGTTGCCGCCCAGGCAGTAGATGCGGCGCTCGTCCTCGCCCACGGCGAAGGCGACGTGCCCGCCGCCGTTGCGGGTGATCGAGATCACCGCGCCCACCGCCGGCCGGCAGGATTGGCCGAAATGCCGCCAGTTCAGCGCCCAGTAGGGATTGCCCCGCAGTGGCGACATATCCTCTTGCGGCAGCGCCAGGCGGATGCAGGTCTCCACGAAGTCGCCGCACCAGGGAAAGCGGGACGGGTCGCCCAGGGCGTGCCCGTCGCTGCCCAGCCAGCGGCGCAGGATGCCGTTGTCGCGGACCTCGTGCAGGCCCATCCGCTTGTAGCCTTCGGCCAGCCAGGGCACGGGCGCGGTGGTCACTGGCGTTTCGGGTGGTTCCCGGCGGTGCAGCGCCGCCCAGGTCAGCGGCCCCACGTAGTCGCGAGCACGGAAGCCGATCGAGCGCTTGAACGCGATGATCGCGGCCGAGGTGCGCGGACCTTTCAACCCGTCGAGCGGGCCGGGATCAAACCCGCGCTTTTTCAGGGCGATCTGGATGTCCCGGTCGCGGGCGGAATACTTCAATGCCATGGTGTTTCCCCAATGCAAAAGGCCCGCGCGATGGCGGGCCGGGTTACGGGTTGTCTGGTGGATCAGCGGTGCGTTCGATCCTCGATGCGCGTGATCTTCTCGCCCATCCGCTGGATGTCGCCGGCCATCTCGATCTGGCGTAGGTTCTGCTCCTGCTGGTTGGCCAGCATTTTGCGCAGCAGCGGCGTCAGCTCGGGCGCGCCGCAGCTCATCTTGGTGATGGCGTTCGCGGTATCGGTCAGGGCCGCGCTGGTCGGCTGACCCCGCTTGATGCCCCGCAGCCCTGCGACCAGGGCTACCACGGCAGCGGCAAAGCCCGTGCCCAGGACCGTGACCGTTTCCTTATCGAGATTGCTCAGAAAACTGTTGAGCCAGTCGGACATCAGCGCCGCTCCTGTAGGCCGAGAGTGCGTCGAACAACGCCAATACAAGGTAGGTCCCGACCCCGGTGCTGGTCGGGACGTCGAACTTCAGGACGGGCCAGTAGAGGCCCATCGCGACCATCGAGAACACACAAGTGCCGACGATCGCCCCGATCATGCGAATGAGCGGCGTGCGGCGTGGCAGCGTGCCGTTGATGTAGAGTGCGCAAAGCCGCGCGGTGGCCAGCAGCGCCATTGGCGTGGCGATGGCCGCGTCATCGAGGCCGATCGCCCGGAAGGCCCGGAAGGACGGCGAGGCCAGGGTTTCGCCCGGCAGGGACAGGGTAACCGCGAAAGCCAGCATCACGAAGCTGGCCAGCCATTCGGTCGCCCTGCCCTGTTCCAGCAGGTTCAGGCGCATGGGATTGAAGCGGGACATCAGCTTATTCCGTTCGCAACCGCACGATACCGGCCCGTCGCCTTAAGCCGGATATTCGATGTGTGATCGTTGTCCGTAAGAAGGCCGCCAGATGTTCCGCTGAGGTCTCGCCAGCGGAATTCCATGTAGCTTTGGCCGTTTGGTATCTCTCCGACCAGTTCGATGTTGGTTCCGGTCTTACCCAAGCCGCTGATCGGCAGGGCTTTGCAAAGGAAACTCTGCCCTTCCAGCGATGCAGCTGTAAACGGTAGGCTGACCCGAACAGTCTTTCCGCTTGGCGTGAAGGTCCAGCCCGTCGATTGCACGTCGAGCGTAAACTCCACATAGCCGTTGTCGTCGCGGGTATATTCCAACTTCCGATTGAGTTGTGCAGGAGGTGTCTCGCCCCCGTGGTAGATTTCCGTCAGGAAAATTTTCGGGACATGCAGGCGCGCAATCCGCTCGTCGGTATCCATGTTCTCGAATATATGCCGCACGTTGTCGATAGCCGTGCCGCCTTCGGTCGTATAGAGCGTCGTCGCATCCGTATGGCGGATATGGACCGAGTTTGCCGCGGCTGCGGTGCTGGTGACCCTGTTCCGTACAAGGTTGTCATAGCCGATCGCCACGCCCTCAAAACGGTTGCCGTAGCACTCGTCACCCTCGAACCTGACAACAAAGCCTTCCGGCGCGGGCCACTCGCGCAGTGTGAACTCGGCTTGCTTGACTGTCGCGCCGCGAGAACTGTTGAACCAGATACCCTCAGCCCCGTTCACTGCGTTCAGCCCGCCCTCGCCGTCTGGTTCGTATCCAAAGTCCTCGACGGAGAGATGATTGATCGTGACAGGGTGGTTCGACGCGCGGAGGTCGACCGGAGTGCGACGCGTCTTCACGAAGCGGGCGTGGTTGATGACAAAGTTTTGTCCTTGGCTGATGCCGTCTTGCGCCGCGTTGACATAGCCGCCGTACTGGTCAACCCCGAACACATAGGGGGCGTACCCGTAGTTCATTTCTCGGGTGTCTTTAAGCACCTGACCTGTTCCGCGAGTAAGCAGAGAAGGCAGCACGCACATAAGCGGATCGTCCGACGTGTCGCCCGCCGCGCCGCCGCCGCTGACATAGATGCCGCAATCGCACAGGTAGTCGGCGATGATAACGCCGTTACCGATCATGGTCTTGAAATCGACCGGCACAAAGCCGCTGTCGCCGCGCTGGTCTAAGAACGGCGCCTCAAAGTTTGACGTAGGTGAACCGTAGATGTGCACGATGCCGCCGTGCCTGAGATGGTCGATGCCTTTGGGCGCTAGGCCGGAGCGGCCACCTGCCGACTTCACCTGACCACTCTCCGAAAGGTTGATACGGAAATGACCGTCCCAATGCAGCTCCGCGCCTGTGCCGCCTGCGGAAAATGACATTGCCGACCGGGCCGAAATGACCTTGAGTTTCGTGCCGCCAGCCGGGGCCGTTGTCGTGGTCAGCCGCCACACGCCGCCGACCTGAGCGATGCTGATGTCCGTGCCTACGGTCAGCTTGGTCTCGGTGCTTCCGTCCGCTGCAATGACGCCGGCCTGAAACCCTTCCGACGAGCCGTCGTAGGCCCAGATCGCCGGGTTCAGATCGAACATCGTGGTGCTGCCGTCGCAATCGAACACTTGAAACCGTTCTTCCGGGAAGAACTCGGCATTGCGGTCACCGCGGATGCGAACGATCCGCCCCGTTGTCAGGAAGTCCAGATACGAGTACCGGAAAGGGGTGCCGTCAGGCGGTGCTTTGAAATGCGCGATCCAGCCCTTCAAACCGGACATCCGGATCATTTCTTCCGCGATACCCTTGAAATCGCTGGCGATGTCGGACGACGATCCCATGTGGTTCGTGGTGAGAATGTCGTCAGGTGGCACCCAGAGGTTGAGGTAGGCGCTTGCTGGGGCGCTGCTGTCTTTCTTGAAGCTGACCCCATCCGCGAAAGCCATCGCCTTGTTAGGTACAGCGGCAGGAGGCGCGTTCCGCCAGGCTTCAAACCCCTCAAACGTCTCGAAGACAGCCGGCTGCCGGTCCGCGATCGGTGCCAGCGGCACTTCCTCGCCATCTGGCGTCTGGAAGAAGTCGGGATATGTGCCGTACCAGCCAGACGTGTCGCCGCCTCCGGAGGCGCGCATCAGCGCCTGGTTGGTCACGTTTACCGCCAGCGCGCCCCTGCCCTTGCCGTCATGGGTATTGACCGGCGCCGCTGGGTCATCGAACTGCGCGGCGGTGAACTCGCCCACCCGCACGTGGCCGATGTCGCTGACCCGCAGAACATCACCAACGAACAAGTTGCCTTCGACCGTCGCAGCCGGACCCAGCAGATCGACCGCGACGGACGATCTCAGAACGGCCCGCGCCGCGCCTGGTGCCACGAAATCCCAGCCGAGGTAGTTCGTGGAACTCGCGCCCACCGATCCGTTGAACGCCGCCAGCCGCGCCTGGCCGGTTGCGGCGTCGTAGATCGCTTTCATGCCGTAGCCCTGGAACGGTTCGAGCCACATCGTGAATTCGCCAAAGACCTTGGACTTGTCCGTGAAGGGAAGCGCCGGACGCCGCGTCAAAAGGTTCGCCCCCATGCGGCGGCCGGCTTCGTCCATGGCCGGGCCGGTCAGGTGGTTGCCGCCGTCGCCCGGAAAGTCCCGCGCCAGATCGTTGGTGCGGTAGACCAGGATATAGGGAAACTCCGCCATCATGTCCTGGGTGATGACGCCATCCATCTTGTTGAAGCCGGTGGCCGTCCCGATGTCCTGCATGGCCACGGGCGTGCGCAGCGAGAACCAGCTTTCGGTCGGCAGCAGGTCGATAAAGAAGGTGCGCAGCTTTTCCTTGTATTCCTCGAAGGAATCCATGTTGTTCGATCCGCCCTGCGCCCAGCCGAACCCGCTCAGTTCGGTGATGCCGGCAGCGACCAGTTCCAGCGACGACAGAGCAGTTTCAACGACGGTCTTCAACGCGACGTAGAGTTCCGAGTCCTTGCCATCGCCCATCCAGTCCTCGATCGGTCGGCCGGCGGTGCCGAGGTCGACCAGGTAGACCAGGGGATACCCCTCGCTCAGGATGTATTTCGCGGCCTGGAACCCGATCGAGTTGCGACCGATGCGGTTGCCGACGCCATTGGCCGGGTCCATCATCTGCCAGCCGCTGGCCGTCTGCACCCTGATCCGGGGGTCTGTCGAAAGATCGCCGCCCGCCTGGGCCGCCTGTTCGTCGTCGATGTCGGACTGGCCATCGACCACAAGGAAGTAGGGCTTGGTCCGGTCGCCAAGGGCGATGTCGATGCTCGCCAGCATCTCATTGAACAGCGTCACCAGTTCCAATGGATCGGGTTCGTGCAATGCCGAAGGCGGGTTGCCCCGCATCACGAGGGACGGGCTCTTGGTCACCATAGCTGGCCTCTTTTTCTGGACGTGTCGTGGAGCACCGGCGCGCAGCCCAATGGGCCGCGCGGGCGCGGGAATTCGGTCAAAGGTGTCAGTGGCGTCAGGTCACGGTGACGTTCAGCGGACCGCTTACCGGCCCCAGGACCCCCGAGCCGTTGATGGGCGCGGCCCAATAGGTATAGGTGCCGAGGGCAACGGCATCGGTGAAGGACGCCGAGGTGTTCGCCCCGCTGATCGCCAGCACAACGGGGTCCGCCGTCGCGAGGGTCGGGCCGCGATAGACACGGACCGCGTATTGGTTCGGATCGTTCCCGGTCGCCCATTGCACCAGGGCACCCGCCCCCACTGGATCAACCGTAGCCAGCAGCAAGGCCTGCGGCGCTTCCGTGTTCGCCACCACTGTGAACGTCAGCGCCGGATCGGGCGACCAGCCCCCAGGGCGCAGCGCCGGCGTCCTGTTCCGCCCCTGCAACTCGTAGGAACGCCCATCGATCAGCGCCATGATCGTGTAGTTCGACTGCCCCTCGGCCACGGACAGGATCTGCCAGTCCTCGGTGCCGGCCTCTCGGATGCGCAGCTGCTGTTGCAGGCTGGCGTCGGGGGCTGTCCAGGTGACATCCACAGCACCAGCACCGACCGGTGTCACGGCCAGCCCGGTGAGGTCGGGCACCGTGTCTTCCGTGACCACCGAATTGAACACCGGCCTGTCCGGTTCTTCCGTCGCCGGGTCGAACGAGAAGTCGTCCGGCTCGACGGAATTTGCGATCAGGCTGAACACGCCGGCACCCTCCCGAGCCAGTTCGCCGATCTCGAAATAGGCATCGATCCCCATTTCAGGATGAACCGCGCGGAAGAAACGCTGCCCGATCAACTCGTAGCCGATCACGCCGATGGTGCCGCGCAGCGCATATTGCGGTCGGGCGGTCTTGGCGAACCTCTTGTTGAGGCGGGCGCACTGGTTGTGCGAATGCACCATGTAGAGCTGTGGCTCGTCCCGCCGGGACTGCTCGCCGGGCGCTTCGACCCACGCCCCGCTGGGTGTCTCCCGCCAGGCGTTATCCGGCTCGATATAGGTGGCCGCGACCTCCGAGGGCGCGCTGAACCCGAACCCGCCATCCTTGATCTCAAGCGAGAAAAAGTCGCCGGCGCCCAGCGTGATCTGGGGTGCGATCCAGCGTCCGACCAGGAACCCGACCTTGCCGTCGGGGCGCTCGAACAGAAACGCATCGCAGGCGGCCGCCATCTGGGCGCGCTGGTCCTCGAACTGCTGGTCATCCTGCAGAACACCGTTGATGGTCCAGCGCGGTTGCTGCTGGCCTTCTGCGTTGGTCACCAGCTGGTCGCAGACATCCGCCTCGATCGCCACCGCATCCCAATCGACCCTTGCCCGAGAACTTCCGTGATCCAGAAGGCCAGCACCAGCGCTGCATTGTTGGTGTACTGCCGCTGACCGTCGCGCGGATCGAGGATCTGGTCGTGGCCCTCCCAGACCGGCGTATAGGCCCATTCCCGGCCGCGCGGGTAGACTTCCGAGAACTGGCTGCCGGGCGGGCGCTTGGCCCAGACATAAGCGCCCGACAGCCCTGCAAAATCATGCGCGTCGGTGATCTCGGGAAATGCCGACTGCAGGCCGGGATCGGCGGTCTGACCGCCCTGCCCCGTGAAGACATCGATGCGACCGAAGCCCGCGGCTTTCGCTGGCTCCAGGATGTTGCTTTCCGTCTGATCGGCGATCTCCGCATCCACCTGCACCACGTTCTCATCGAGCCAGTGCTCGACCGGCCCCCTGGTCGAATGCGCCGCGATGATCGGCACATAGTAACGCCGGTTCTCGTGGAACCCGGTAAAACCCAGCGGCCCGCCTTTGCGCACCCGCCCGAACACCCATTCCGCATAGCTGATCGGCTGGGCGAAGTTTGCCATCCGGGCCGCCGGCGGCGGGAAACTGGGCTTTGGTGCAAGCGCGGCGGACAGGGCCGACAAGCCCAGGCCGACCACCGTGCGGACCAGGAAACCACCGAAAGCCGTCGCGCCGAACGTCGCGCCGGCGGCAAAGCCTGCATTCAGCAGCCCCGAGGCAAAGGTGCCCACCAGCGCCGTGGCCTGCACCCCGATCGCGCCCAGCAGAAAGCCCGCGACCTGCGGCATGGCGGCGGCGGGCGATGACAGAAACGTGCTCGACATCAGCACCGCCACGAAGACTTTACGCCGCATAACCCACAGCCCAGATTGCCGTCACTTCCACCACCGCTCGCGGGCTGATCGTCGTTGTTCCCTCCGGCCCTTTGCAGCCCCATGCGGTGCCGGTCCAGATCGCGCCCGCCGTCATCAGCCCGCCGCGCCCGTCCGCGATGCGGATCAGCGCGATATCGCCCGGCGCGGGTTCATCGACCCGAGGCAGACCCCCGATGGTCGAGAGGCATTTCTCTACGGCCTCCACGGGCGTCCGCAGAAAGCCCGTCTCGCGCTGGCACGATCCGGGGCTGTCATAGGTGCCTCGGATGTGATCGGCTGGATCAGCGCCACGCACCGTTCGGATCCAGTCGGCCAGCACCAGCATGCAGTCGGTTTCGCCCCAGATGAAGGGAAGCGACATCCAGCGGTGCAATTCCTGGAACAAGGGCGTCATCCGAACAGCTTTTCTTCCTGGAAGTCGACGGTCGGCGCGAACTCCAGCGAGGGGTTCGGCGCTCCGGTCAGACGGGCATGTCCTTCGGTATTCATCGCGATGCGGCGTGCCGAGCGGCGATATTCCGACCAGGCCTCGAAGGTCAGCGAAATAGATCGGTCAAGCGCGCCCTGCGCGGCGAACGCGGTATTCTTCATCACCCGCTGCATCCACTGCACCGGTGGCAAGGTCGGGGCGTAGAACTCGGACATCGACTGAAGCGGCTGGACGTAGAAGGTGATCTTGCGCCCGGCGATGTAGTCCGATCCCAACGCGCGCAGCTGGGCGATCAGGTTCGCCGCCTCCGGATCCTGGAAATAGGACAGCGTGGCGGTGCCCTCCGGTGCGATCCCGTCGATGGCGCTCTTCAGGCCATTGACGGCGACGAGCTGCGAGCCGATCCACTGATTGCCGTCCACGTCCCGGAACACGCCGTCGACGCCGATCAGAAATCGACCGGGCCCGTCGGGCGTGTCCACTTCCACGAGGTCGAGCAGGGCAACACGGTCATCGCGCGGGTCGAAACCGGCAGGAAAGAAAGTCATCGCAGCCATTCCTGCAGGAGCAAGCGCGGTGTGCTGGTGCGGCCGGCGCCATAGGCCGGCAACCCCATGGCCTCTTCCGTCGCCTCGAATATGCCCGTCCCCCGCATCCTGATTTCCGCGCCGGCCGGGATCGCGCGGCGCAAGGGCATCTGGATACCGATTTCGAAGGTGTCGGCCGAGATCGGTTCGATCCATGTCACCATGAACGGCAAGTCGTCGTGGCTCATGATCTGCCCCACGACCGGCGCGATGCCTCCCGAGGGGATCTCGATGCGCATGGTCTCGGCCCCGGCCAGCGCTGCACCGACCGCCTCGACGAAAGGCTCGAACCTGAAGCCCCAGCCGGTCGAGAACCGTCGCCCCGTCGCGAACGGAAGTCCGCGCTTGCGTGTCGCCTGGGTTGCGCCGGCAAAGGAGTGAGCTGATCCGATCGGGTCGCACATGCGGATGCGGTAGAGGTTGACCAGCCCGCGCGCCGATGCACGGACCGCGCGCCATTGCGAGATCTGCGCCCGGTTCAGAAGCACGGTTGGCGACCCGACCCAACGCGGAAAGGCGTTGTAGACCACTTTGCTCACACCTGAAGTGGTTTCGCCGATCGACTGGCCCCGCCAATCGATATCCCAGTCGAAAGTGAGCTGCGCAAAAAGCCCGCGCGAGACGTCTACGATTTCACGGTTCATCAGCTGGTACCCCGGTATTGATACGACTGCACGCTGTTGCCCAACCCGCGCTGCTGGGTTTTCATCGCCGCCCCGACGATTTGGACGGTCTGGCCTCGCGCCTGCGCCACCACCTGGCCGACCAGCCCCTCGCCGAGCTCAATCCGCACAACCGAGTTTCCCGTCGCAGCGGATTGCGCGGCCGCACCGTGTAGGGCCGCTTGCGCCTGCGCCACGTTCAGGACTGCACCCGACTGCGAAGGCACGAACACCTCCGAGTTAGGTGTGTTTTCGTTGACCAAGTACGCACCACCCGACCGCACCGGGCCGCCAGTCGCGCGTTTGCCTGTCAGGAGGCTGCCGAAGAAGCTGCCGAGCCCGCCTCCGCCGGAGAAGGGCCCCTCGTTGAAGATCGCGGCCTGCAATGCGGCCTTGGCCAGCTGCTTGGCCAGATTGGACAGCACATCCTCGAAGTTCTCCCCTTCGATGATCGCATCGATGAAGCCGTCCTTCAGGTCCTGGTTGATATCCGCCATGAAGGCCGCACGTTCCCTGTACTGGTCTGCCTTCTCGGTCAGGCGACCGACTGCCTTCGCCTGTTCGTCGATCTGCTCGCGGACGGTCTTGCTGCTGCCGGCATGCCGCGCATCGAGATCGAGCCCACGCTTCTTCGCCTCATCCAGCAGCTTGTAGCGCGCGGTCAGCTCCGCCACCTGCGCGTCCGACTTGCCGATCAGCTCGATCTGCCGCTCGAGCGTCTGCAGTTCACGCTGACCGATCTCGTAGAGGCTGTCTTCGCTCCGGCGCCGGCCCCGGCCGCCCCTGCCCCGGCGTCCGGCGCGCGCTGCCTTTTCGGCGGCTTTGCGGTTCGCTTCGTCGATTGCCGTCGAGGTCCGGTCGAGCTGCACGCGCGGGTCGCTGGTGCCGACGTCGTCGAACGAACCGCCGAAGAGCCGCGGATCCTGTCCCCGCCCACGACCGACAGTCGTATCATAGGCCATCTTCTCGCGCGCCCGCGCCTGGAGGAAGCTCCACGCGGCGCTTGCGGCGCGGTACATGTTGTCGCCCAATGCCCCCGCGTCGCCGATCATCGTGGCCAGGTTCGAGCCGGCATTGGCCAGCCCCGCCACGAGATCATCGACGCCAAAGCTCGTCCGATCCACGTTCGCCTTGACCTCCGCCGCGGCAACGCCGGCGGTCGACAGCTCTTCCGCCAGCTGGCGCGCGGCGCCCGACATGCTCTCGATCGGACCCAGCGTGGCAATCATCAGATCCAGAAGGTCACTGCCTGCATCCACCTGTGCGCGGATGCCCTCGGCCTCCGAGAGGGTGCGCATCGCCTCGGCGAGCACCAGCGCCTCCTCTGCCGTGATGCCGAACTGCTCCGCGATCTCGCCCGCCGTGATCTCGATCTCGCGCAGCGGCTTCACACCGCCCACGTTGATCAGGTCATCGCCCAGCCCGCCGAACTGCTCCGCGATGGCGGCAAGCGAGGTCCGGACCTCTTCGAGCGCCTTCACCTGGTTGATCTCCACCAGCGCGCTCAGGAACTCGCGCGCGGCGGCCGTCGCTGTGCCGTATTTCTCGCGCAGCTCCTCGGTCGGGATGATCGCGCTCTGCACCGCCGCCGAGTATTCCCCCACCGCGTTCCGGAGCTCTTCCAGCAGATCCTCGAGATCCGCCCCGGCCCCGCCCATGTTCACCAGGGCCGTGGTCAGCGGAATGGCCACCGCGACCACGGCCCCGAGCACCGCCCCCATGGCGCCGAAGCCACCGAGGAGCTGCGGCAGCTGCTGCCCCAGCGCCTGCGAAGCGCGCGCACCGGAACCGACCTGCACGGCGAAGTCGCCGACCTGGTATGCAAAGTTCTGGATCACCGAACCGCTGAGCATGGTCGAGCCGCGCAGGCCGGTCATGGCGCCTGCCGCCTGCCCCGCCGCTGAAGTGGCCCGCGTGTATTCCGCGTTCAGCGATTCCAGCGCCCGTTCATGCTGCGCAGAGGTCAGCGCCCCGAGCTTCTGTGCGCGGTTCAGCTCCTCCAGCGCCTTCTCGTAGCGTTTCGACGCGGCGAAGACCGGATCGTACTTCGCCCGCAACTGGTCCATCTGGCGCGCTATCGCCTGGGCACTGTGCTCGGCACTTGCCGCCATCTGGTCGTTGGACCGCCTGAACTGGCGCTCGAGACTGGTGGCCGCGTCGGTCCCGACCTTCCGGGCGCGCGCCATCTGCTTCTCGAACTTGGCGAGCGTGGCCTCCATCCGCAGGACCAGCGCCGTTTGGACATCGTTCATTGCCGCAAGGCCTCCGGTTCATACTTGGCGAGGATCTCTTCGAACTCCTCTTCCGTGGGCGGCGCGGCCTTCTGGGCGGTGGTCGCGTTGTAGCCCTTCAGCATGTTGAGGAAGTCGGGATAGCTCATGGCGCGCAGGTCGGCCGGCGACATGTTGAACACCCGGCAGATCTGCGACAGCTCCGAGAACTTCCAGGGCGCCGGATCGCCCGTCGCATCGTCCGCCTCGCCCTCTTCCACCCCCGACATCAACGCGATCAGGATCTCGCCCGCGAGCGTCGCGCTTTCGAGATAGGGGATCGTGTCGAACCGATCGTCCAGCAGTTGCTTGGCCTCGACCTTGGCCATGCCGCCCCCGATCAGGGCCAGCCGCAGGACGTGATGCACGTCCATTGCCTTGAACTGGCCGGTGCTGATCCGCAGGAAGATGCTGCCGATGGCATCTCGGTGGCAGGCTTCCTCGAGATCCAGCACCCCGCCGAGGTCGAGCCGGAACAGACGCTCTGCCCCGGCCCAGTCCGCAATGACCTCCGCCATCAGGAGGCGTCGGTCCAGGCGCGCTGACCCGCACCGGAGATCGTCGCGCTGAAGGTCACCTTGCCGCTGTTCTCCTTGCCCAGCTCGAGCGAGGTAAGATAGGCAGGCAGCGTCCAGAACCCACCGTTGTTGGCGGCGGTCTCATCGAGGAAGATCTTGATGTTCTTCTCGGTGCCCCCGTCCGCCCAGCCCCGCCAGGTCGGCCAGGCCTCGGTCGTGACCATGCCCGAGATGGTTACGCTGGTGTCCTGGCTTTCGAGGTGCCGCACGATCACCGCCGGGACATCCAGCGGATCGTCGCAATCGAGCACGGTGTTCTCACCGAGGTTGTTGGTCAGCGTGATGCCGAAGGTGTTCGCACCGCAGGTATGGGCAAAGACCTCCGGGTCCTCACCATCGCCGAGCTGCACGACCAGCCGCTTTGTCTGTTTTCCGGTTCCCATGGCTTACGCCTCCTTTTGCCGGGTTTCGGGGCCGGTGAAGGCTTCGGCCACCTTGCGTGCGATCAGCGCATCCGCCGTCGCCTTTGGGACATCGTAGATGCCCTTTCCTTCACTGCCGCCATTCGCCCGAAAGCTCTGGCTGCGCGCGCCGCCGAGGCGGTGATGCGCGTCTTCAAGCACCCTGATCTTCATCGTGTCTCCTGTCCTGCTTGGGGTTGCCGTGGTGTCGGCGCCGGCCGCGTCATGCGTTCCGGATCGCCTTGGTGATGTTGCGGGTCATCCGGGACTTCAGCCGCCGCTTCTTCGCCCGGTAGGTCGGCCAGAAGAACGGGCTCGCCGGGATCTGGCCGGTGTAGCGCCCCGCCCTGGTGAAGCGGGGCCCGGTGCCGAACTCGAACCACGCCGGATTGAAGTCGTCGGCCCGCGCGTAGACGGTGATCAGCAGCCCCCGGTCGGAGGTGCCGACCTTGCCGAGGGTCATCGCGCCCTTGGGCGGCGTGCCCCACGTCCAGGCGATCTCGATCTCGTCGAGCGGCAGGACGGCGCGCATCGCTGCGACCAGCTCCTCGGCGTTCATCTCCAGCGTTTCGATCGCGGCCTGGCGCACCAGCTTCGGGATCTGGGTCCAGCGTCGGTTGAACTCCTTCAGCCCCTGCACCATCACCCGGCCTCCTCGATGTCCGCCTCGACGGTCACCACCCCGTGCGAGGTGATCCCGTCGGGCTCGCGCAGGTGCAGCCGGCGCACGACCCTGATCTGCACCAGGGCATGGGTCGGCAGGTCGATCTCCACCTCGTGCAGCGCCTTCTTCACCGCGTAGGTGATCTCCTTGCATTCCTTGAACCCGCCCTGCCGTTCGGACCAGACGTCGATCTGCAGACTGTGCTCGGCCGAGGTGATGCAGAGCATGTCCGCTTCGATCTCGTCCGAGGGCCCGAAGGTGATGTAGGGAGGAACGTCCCCCGCCTTCGGCACCCGGTCGAAGACCCCGTCGCCGACAAGGGCGCTCACGGCGCTGTCGGCCCGCAGGATCTGGTAGATCGCGGCCTGCAGTTCGTTCGCAGGCGCGGCCATCAGACTGCCACCCCACCGGTGGCCGTGATCTCGAGGAACGCGCGGTCATCCGTCTGCACGATCGCGTTCACGTTGTAGATGTCGCCACGGCGGGTGTCGCGCATGCGCCAGTCCCTGCCGATGGCCTGCGCGGCCTCGCAGACCCGGATCGTGACCACCACCGGCTGCCGCCCCGACAGCCGCGCCTGCTGGACCGTCTCCCCGCCGCGCAGGTACTTGAAGTTCGCCCAGCACGCATGGCGCTCGGTCCAGCCCTCCTCCATGCCGCCCTGCCCGTCGCTGGCGGCCGTGGGCGCGTCGAAGGCCACGCGCTCGATCAGGTCACCGGCGTTCACAGCAACCCCCGCCTGTAGGGCGCGACCAGGGCGCTTACGCCGAACGGCATGGTTTCCGCCTTCTCGGCCGCACCGCGGTGCGCGTAAAAATGCGCCGCCAGCATCATGATGGCGGTCTTGATCGGGTGCGGCACCGCGGCCGGATTACCGTAGCCCGCGGTCATCGTCAGGGTGATCGGCATCTCCACGTCCTGGAACACCGCCGGACGCGTGAAGGACGGGCGCAGCAGCACCGAGCTGCCGCGTGGCCCTTCGACCAGCTCGTACATGCCGGCATCCACCGGCCGGTCATCGCCGTCGCTGTCCTGGTACTCGATGAGGGCGGCCGAGACATCCGGGAACGGCAGCAGCAGGCAGGACTTGGGCCAGTCCGAGATCCGCATCGACCAGGTCTGCGTGACCAGACAGCGGCCGAGGATCCCGGCGTAGCCATCGAGACGCGCGGTCGCCGCCTTGATGAAGCCCTCGATCTGGGCGTCGTCATCGGCAAAATCGACGCGCAGATGCGCCTTCATCTCCGCGGTGCTCACCACCATCTCGTCCGGCGGGTCCTCCAGGATGGGTCTTGTCGTCAGCATCTGCAGCTCCAATCCGCTTGCAGAGAGGGCGGCAATCCGCCGCCCTCCTTCGGAAACGGATCAGGCAACCGGCGCACTCTCGGGATGGCCCTTGATCAGCGTGATGCTGAGACCGATCGAGGTGCCGCCGTTCTTGGTCGCGACCGCGCGCAGGTAGCGCTTCGTGCCGGTGTAGCCGAGCTTGTAGACGGTGTCGGCTGCCAGCGTGTCGGGCAGTTCGCCTTCGAGATCACCCGCCGCGACGTCCGTGAAGTCGCCCGAGGTGGTGGTGTCCGATTCCTGCAACGTCACCGTAAAGTCGCCGGCACTCTCGATGGCGCCGGACTGGACGATGAGCACAGCACTCTTGAACCCCAGCAGGTCGAGCGCCGCGCTGGTGGCGGTGGCGCTCACGATGGCCGGGGCAAGGGCCACGATGGGCCCGATCTTGGATACGAGGTCTTTCATGTGCCTCTCCTGTGATGATGTGTGTCGGGGATCCGGGGCAGCTGTGCCGCCCCGGTGGTGTTTTTCGGGATCGATCCCGAAGGATCAGGAGGTGCCGATCTTCAGGTGCTTGATCGCCTCGAAGTTCTGCACGCCGCCCCCGACCCGCTTCGTGGTGTAGAAGTGCACGTAGGGCTTGTTGGTGTAGGGATCGCGCAGGACGCGGATGCCGAAGCGGTCGACGATGAGATAGCCGCGCTGGAAGTTGCCGAAGGAGATCGGGAACTTGCCCGCCTCGACCTTACCCATGTTGTCGTCGGTGCGCACCGGCTTGTTCAGGATCGTCGGCAGCTCCGCCGTGCCCTGGGGCAGGTTCCAGATGAAGTTGCCGTCCGCGTCCTTGAACTTGCGCACCTTGCCCATGGTCGCATCCGACATCAGCCAGCTGGCACCGTTGCGATACTGCTGCTTCAGCGCGTAGTGCAGGTCGATCAGCGCATCGGCCGGGCTGGTCGTGGCCGAAGCATCGGCGAACCCGCCGGCCTTGCCCGAAGGCACGTAGCCGATCTTGCCCCAGGTATAGTTGTCGTTCGCGACCTTGTCGTAGGACAGGATCCCGCGCGGGCGGTTCACCCCGTCGCCGGAGATGAACGCGGCGCCTTCCTGCTCGGCGAACTCGATCGCGACCTCGTTGGCAAGCCACTGGGCAATGTCGACGCGCGCATCGTCCAGCATCTTCTGGGTCGCCGCGGGGTTCGCGTAGATCTCCTGCATGTTGAAGACCAGCTCGCGCAGGGTCGGCGTATCGGTCTGCGGACGCGCTTGCTTCTCGCCCACCCAGCCGGAGCCGGCGCCGCCCATGTTGATCAGCTTCTTGTAGCTGTCCGTCGAGATGGTCATCACTTGGGAGATGTCGCGCATCACCGACACGGTGCCGACCACGCGGTCAATGGTGCTCGACATCTCCTCGGGCACGACATAGCCGCCGTCCTCATCGCTGTCGGTGGTCAGCGACGCCTTCACCTCGAGGTCGCGCAGATCGGCGTCAATCGCGCGTTCACCCTTGCGGAACCACTTGTTGAAGGCGGTGGCGTGGGCGGAGACGTCCGGATCGGCACCGCCGCCGCCCGCGCCGCCGATCTGCAGCGCGGAGAGCGACATGTTCACCGCGTCCAGGGACTTCTGCAGCGACGTGATCTCGTTGTTGATCCGGTCCACCTTCTCGGACTGGACGAGATCGCCCATGCCCTTCTTCAGGTCGGCCAGCTCCTTGTCGCGCTCTTCCTTGAACGCCTCGAACGCCGTGCGCATCTCGTTGAGGATCTGGGTGGGGTTGCTGGCATCCGCGCGCGCAACCGCAAAGCCGCGCAGGCGCGCGGGGTTGATCATCTTGGTCATCGTGTTTCCCTTACGATTTGATGGTTTGAAGCAGCGCCTGGGCGGCGGCTGCGAAGGCGCCAGCGTCCTGCATGGCGGGATCGGCAGCGTTGCGCGTGCCGCTTTTGACGTCCTGGATGAAGCTACGGCGTTCACCACGGGACATGCCCTGTTGTGCCAGGATGGCATCGAGTTGCCGAACGGCGTTCAGCGGTCGCTGCCCGGCGTTCTGCGTGTCGTCGTCGTCCGGCAGCGACAGACCCTCGTCGACGCTGTCCGCAAAGCCCTTCGCAACCGCGTCCTGCGGGCCCATGAAGGTCTCCGCGTCCATAAGCGCCGTAACGGTGCTGCGGTCCTGCCCGGTGCGGGCCTCGTAGATGTCGGCGATCGCGCTGTCGAAGCCGTCGAACATCTCGGCGGCCTCGCGCATGTCGTGGCGGTTGCCGATCACCCCGCCCCAGGCGTTGTGGACCATCATGAAGGTGCCGAGACCCATCCGGATATCGTCGCCCGCCATGGCGATGATCGAGGCGGCCGAGGCCGCCCAGCCCATCACCTCGATCGAGACCTTCGCCGGGTGCTTGCGCAGCAGGTTGTAGATGGCGATCCCCTCGAACATGTCACCGCCGGGCGAGTTGATCTTGACCGTCACGTCCCGGTCCCCGATCGCGCGCAGCGCGGCAGAGACCCGCTTGGCCGTCACCCCGCCCCCCGTCCAGAAGTCCTCTCCGATCACCTCGAACATGGTGATGGTGGTGGCATCGCTGTCAGCGGCAGCCGCGGGCGTCGCCGCCCACCTGGCCAGCACGTCGGTCGGCGCGTCCCACTGGAAGTTCTGCGGCCGCGGGAATGTCCTGGCCTCAGGCAGTGTTCGGATTGTCATCGTCATCTCCTTCGTCGGATTTGCGCGCACCTGCGGTGTTCGGCGGGTCGTAGAAGACATCCCCGCCCTCGCGCGGGTTGCTGTCCTCCAGCCGCCGGACCTCGTTGGGGCTGTAGACGCCCCACTGCAGCATCTTCGTGTAGTGGTCGGTGCGGGTCTTGATGTCGCCCCGCACCAGGGCCTTGCGGTTGAACCGGGAGTAGAGGCTCGGCTCCTCGTCCTTCAGAAGATCCCGGTTCGCGGTTTCCTCCCAGGTCGTCAGGTGATCCTCGAGCGTGTAGGTCACGAAGCCGATCGACTGGTGCTCGACGCCGGTGCCCCAGCTCGAGGTCTTGTCGGTGTCGCCGATCATGTGCGGCGGAACCCCGAAGAACATGGCGATGTCCCCACGCGAGAACTTCCGGCTCTCGATCCACTGGGCATCGGTCGAGGTCATCGACATGTCGGCGACCGTCATCCCCTCTTCCAGGATCAGCGCCTTGCCCTCGCTCTCCCCGCCGCTGCGGTAGGCGTCGAGGCTGGCGCGCAGGTTCTCCTGGGCTTCCTTGCTCAGCTGCTCGGGATGGGTCAGCACCGAACTCGGCCGCGCGCCGTTGCGGAAAGTGGTGGCGCCGTGCCGGTCCTGGGCAATGCTGAGCCCGATCGCCTCGCGGGCGTAGGTCAGCACCGAGACCCCCGTGACCCCGTCCAGCGTCAGCCCGACCAGGTGCATCACGGTGTCCGCCGGCAGGACCTGCCGCACCCCATCGCGGCGCTGGTACTCGTAGCGCAGGCTCAGATCGTCCGCCTGTGTCACCTTCATGCGGTCCGGGTTGAGCGGGTTCAGCGCGATCACCCTGCCCCGCGACCAGACGATCTGGGCATATCCGTTGCCGCGCAGCAGCAGGTGCGCCTGCATCATCCGCTTGAACTGCGAGGGCGTCTGCCACCCGTTCGGCCGGCGGCGCAGCACCGCGGAGAGCGGATGGTCGGGCCGCTCGATGCGCGTGTCCTCGTCGATCCGCTGCTTGACGTGGATCGGCAGGTTCGCGACCGCACCGGAGATCAGGCGGACACAGCCATAAACCGCCGCCACCCGCATCGCCGAGGTCGTGGTGACGGCGATGCCCGCGCTGTTGCCGAGGCTCGCGTGCCGCACGGCCTCCTCGAGGTCCGCCGACGCGGAGATGGTCCTGCCGCCACCCTGTTCCTGCACGGCGTTGCGCGGCCCGGCCAGCCAGTTCAGAAGTCCCATCAGAGCACCACCGCCCCGCGTGCCTCGTAGACCGACGGCCCGCCCGAGGCCTCCGGGTTGCGGCTCATCAGCATGACGGCGTCGAAGGTCGCCATCAGCGGATCGATCTTCGCGACGCCGGAGCGCTGTTTCGTGACCATGCGGGCGTTTCCCTTCACCTCGGTTTTGGCATTGCTGGCGCACCAGGCCATCATCGGTTGGTTGCCATGGCGGAAGGTGCCCTTCTTCATCTTGCGCGGCAGACCGTTGATCGCGGCGTTCAGCCGGTACCCCTGGCTGATCGCGGTGATCTGGTCATCCGAGATGCCGTGCATCACCAGCGCATCGACGATGTCGGCCACCCCTTCCGGGTCGAGCCCGATCGCCGCATCCTCGGGCAGCAGCCCCGCGTCGTTCAGATCGGCGCAGATGTCGGCCAGCTCCTCGAGGTCGGCGCCGAGGTCCTTGCAGATCTGCAAGTCCCCGCAGGCGTCGAAGTCCTGCAGCCGCTCGGCGATCTCCGGCCGGTCCTTCAGCACGTCATCCTGCACCCATGCCTTGGCCCAGTGCAGCCAGTCGCGGGTCTCCGCGTGCCGGCCGATCACCGCGAGGCCCAGCAGGTCGTCGAGGCCGCCGCCGTCGATGCCCACCACGCAGACATCGCAGACCGCCTTGATCTCCTCGAGGCTCAGATCGTCGTCGCCGCAGTCTTCCCAGTAATCGACCCCGATCCAGCGGTCGTTGTGCATCCCGACGCCGATCTGGATGTTGAGGTGCTGCGACAACCAGAGCTGCAGATCCTCGACGCTCTTCGCCTTGGCCTTGCGGTACTCGCGCTCGAGCAGATCGATGAACACCGACTTCCCGAGGTTCGGCATCACCATGTACCACAGCCGCGTGTTGAGGAACGGCTTGGCCTTGTCGGCCTGCATCTCCTCCGGGAACTCGTAGAGCACCGCGAGCAGCCCCTCTGCCGGCGTCTTGCCGTCGCGCACCGCGCGGGCGTTCAGCAGCTCGGTGCGGAAGATCCCCGCCGGGTCGTCGACCGATTGCGTGGTGATGAACACCAGCAGGCAGTTCGGCTTGTTCATCCCGCCCCGGATCTGCCCGATCACCTTCTTGGCGTAGCTGCGCGAGGACATCAGGTGCAGTTCGTCGATGATCGCGAAGATCGGGATACCGCCCGTTACCACGTTCATGTCGAAGGACCGCACCTGCAGCACCGCGCCGGTCGGGATGTAGGTCACCTTCTTCAGGTGATCCTGGACGTGGAACAGCCGGGCGAGGTCCGGATCCGCCCCGATCATGCCCTGCACCTGCCCGAAGCAGGTCTCCGCCACCCCCTGCGTCGGCCCGATGATCACCATCTTGGCGTTCGGGATCTCGTTGATCATCAGCGCGATCAGCCCAAGCGCCGCCGAGTTGGTGGTTTTGGAGTTCTTCTTCGGCACCAGCAGGAACAGCTCGCTGATGTGGCGCACCTTGGTCTTCGGATCGACGCAGCCGAAGAGCGCCCGGATGATGTCGCGGAACCAGTCGCCGCCGACGTCGCCCAGCCGCGGCTGGCCCGCCACGTCCGGCAGCCTCAGCTGGTCGAAGACCCGCACCGCCACCCTGGCCCGGGCCTCGTCGACGGGCACCTCGGGCATCGGCGTCTTGCCGGCCTTCAGCTTCTCGACCCAATCGGGACAGGACAGATCCCCGTCGAAGGGCGCATCGAACGGCATCAGTGCACTTCCTTCGATTGCGGCAGGAAGTCCCAGGTGCCGTCGGGGCGCGCATCCTGCTTGCGCTGTTCCTTCTTGCCCAGCGGCTTCGGATCCGCCTTCGGCGTGCGGAGGTCCTTCGCCAGGCAGTCGAGCTCGACCTGCCGGGCCTGCTTCGCCAGTTCCTTCATCGCCGGGACCGATCCGGCCTGCGCCGCCTGGTCGAGCTGCAGGAGCGTGCGGCCGCGCGCCTCGGCGGCCGCGAGCAGCACCGCGTCCTTGATCGAGCGGTTCTTAAAATAATGCTTGTTCAGCGTCGGGATCGAGATGCCCAGCTCCTGCGCGATCTTCGGTTTCTTCCAGCCAGCCAGCAGCAACCACCTGACTTTGTTGACATTTTTCGCGGTCGCGATGTGCCCGGTCGCGCCGGGCTGGCCGCGCCCCTCCGGGATCGGATCGCCCAGCAGGTCAAAACCCCGTTCCACCAGAAAAAAATCTCCGACTAGTGGGAGGGCGGGTCTGGCGGCTGGAGGGTGGCAGGGTTTTGACCCGCCCCCCCTCATGCCAGCCCGCGCTTCTCCATCGATTGCTTCATGCCGTCGTGCCAGCTCTTGGCCACCGACTGCAGGTTGTCCTCATCCCAGAACAGGTCCGGGTCACCGCGATGCGGCACCTTGTGATCCACCACCGCGCTGTTCGGCGCGGGATAGCTGCCGATCAGTGCTATGCCTGTCTGCTGGCAGATGTAGCCGTCGCGCAGCAGCACCCGCTCGCGCAGCCGCTGCCAGCGTGCGGTGTTGAGCCAGTCCTTCGATCGGCGCGCCGCACCCTCGCCAGGCACATCGATATCCCGAGGCACGACGCGCGGCGGCAGCGACCGAAGCCTCGGCTTCAGCCCCTTGCCCTTCAGCTTGCCCATCGATGTCCCTTGATGCTGTCCCAAACGCAAAGCGCCCGGAGCGGGATTACCGGTCCGGGCGCGAATATGGTGCTGGCATCTTGTCTAGGGGGGCAACGATTATTCGGCAAGATCTTTTTTCCAGGGCGTGCGCGGCGGCATGTCGTCACTGACCGACCAGCGCGACATATCGTTCTGTATTTGAAAGGTAATCCGCAGTTCAAGCAGCGCCGACCACCACTGCAAATAATTGCGGCGCGCCGCTGCGATCTGGTGGGCCGCGGGCCGGTAGACGACAGGACAGACCCTCACATCGTGCCGGCGCGGCTTGCGCCCGCTGCGGTCATCGAGGTAGCCCAGATGCTCTGTTACCGCCCTGCGCCCATGTGGATTGATATGCCAACCCACCGGCTCGCAGCGGGGCACCACGCCAACGTAGGCGTCTGGAACCCGGCGTGCCCGGGCCAGCTCCGCCAGCTGCACCGCCATGCGCCTTCCACCGCAGCCTTCGGGCAGGCAAGCGACGGCCGAGGCCACCAGGTCGGCATCCGGATCCGGCTCGGACCGGCCGCCCCCATCAATGCTGCAGCCTATCAGACAGCGCTGCATCAGCACCCACTCGGTGCCCACGTTCCGATAGCCCTGCGCCAGCGTGCCCGCGTCCTCGAAGTCGATCGACGCGCACTCATCGGCGAAAGCCCATTCCAGCAGGCGCTGGATGCTGATCGGGCGGCGCACCCTGCCCTGTGGCGCCGTCTGGAGCTTGCGCAGTTCCGTCATGCGTCACCGTCCACGTCCGCCAGCCAGCCGCGCAGCATCGCGTCGGTCGCGTCATAGCGCGCCAGCCAGTTCTCATCGTTGGGATCGACCTGGACGCCGCGTGCCTGGCGGTCCCGTGTCAGCTCGACGCGACGCGCATAGTCGCCCGCGTTGCGGTTCACCGCGTCCCATTCCCGGTCCCCCAGCGGCGGCCGTTTGTGGCGCTTCCAGAACCCGAACTCGGCCACCAGCCGTCCCGGGATCCCGGCGGCCTTGCGCCCCGCGGCTGACACGAACCAGGACCGCAGGCCCGGCACTTCCTCGAGCGGGCGCGGCTCGCGGGCTTCGGCATAGCCCAGGATGCTGACCCGGCTGGGCCAAAACACCTTGTTCGCGCCCTCGCCCTTGCTGACCATGCAGCCCGCCAGCACCGTCAGCGAGGCGTCGCTGAGATAGCCCAGGTCATCGGCCATCTGGTCGAGCCGGCGGCGCTGCTCGTCGGGCGGCGTGCCGTGCCTGAACCGCATCCCGTCCCGTGTCAGTGGCTCGATGAAGAGCCTGCGGACCCGTGCGCGGTTGCCTTCCTGCGGAGCCACGGTTGCCGTCGTCTTTGTGGATGCCTGCTGTCCTGCCATGTGTCCCATCCCCATTTTTCTCAGCCTGCGCGCTTTCGGATGTCGATGCCGGCTGACTTCAGCTGCGCTTCGCTCAGCAGCCCGCTGCGCCTGATCTCGTCGGCCACGGCCGGCGCAATCGAGGAACTGCCCGCTGTCCTGGCCGCCTTGATCTGCTCGACCCAGAACGCCGCGATTTTCGACAAACCGTCACCGTCGGCTCGCGCGCGCGGGTTCTTTAAAGGTTCCCTTACAGGGTTAGTGTCCAGATTCTGGACATGGCTTTTGCCGATTTCCGGACATGGCTTTCGGGGTTTTTCGGACACGGCTCCGTGTCCAGAATCCGGACACGGCTTTCCGGCCGGATCATCGGTTTCCCCGGCTTCTCCGCTATCGTTGGACGGCGCAGGATCCGGCTTCTCGGCATCGGGCCGCGCATCCCCGTCCGGGAAGTCGAAGGCGAAGAGATAGAGGGTCGAGATCCGGCGCCTGTTCTTGCGGTCGCTGCGCTGGATGCGACGGATCAGCCCCGCGTCTTCCAGCAGCTTCAGATGCTCGTTGACCGAGCTGCGCGACATCTCGCAGTCGTGCGCCAGGGTCTCTTGCGAGGGAAAGCAGCCGTTGTCGGGATGGTGGCGGTCGCAAAGGTGCCATAGCACCAGCTTCGTCGCCGGTCTCAGCCCCCGTTGCTCGATCGCCCAGTTCGTCGCCTTGTGGCTCATGTCGTCCTCACATGCCTGTTGGCACGGCGTCCGCCGTGCCCTGTCGTCTTTCGAGCAGCCTGCCTCGGCTACCGGCCTTTACGGCCCTCGCGGGTGCGCGGCCCTCTGCCGGGGCCTGCGCGGGGATCAGGTTCGGATCGGCGGATCGGCCCCGGATGCTGTTGGGCCCGAGTGGGTCTCCTCGGATGAACTCATGGCCCGGCACCGCCCAAAAGAGACGGCGCAGCAGGTCCAAGAGAACCTGTGCGCCGCCAGTTGAGGGAGGTTGACCGAGGCGTTTCTCTTTCCCCGGCCGGGGCATTGCGCAGCACCGCGCCCCTTCGGTCATGAAGCCCACAAGACGGGGCCGCTACGCAAATTCCGGAGCCCCGGCCCGCGCGAGCAGACGCGGACCAGGGGCCATCCACCGTGGGTTTCGGCACAGGCAGGCCAGGACACGGGGGATATTCGACAGGCAGGGTCACGGCGCGGCCATCCCTTCGACGGCCGCGATGATCTGATCCATTTCTTCTCGCGCGGTGCGCATCCGGGCCAACACTTCGGTGCGCTCACCTCGCGTAAGGGCAGACCCGCCGGCACTGGTCTCCGACATGGCCCGCACCAAGGCGCCATGCGCCTCGCCCGCTGCCACCGCGCAGGTCGCGGCCAATTCCGAGAGCGGCTGCGCCGGCTGGGGATCCTTGCCTATCCGCTCGATCAGGCGGCGGGTGATCGGATAGCTGCCGAGGAAATCCTCGACCGCTACCACCGCGTCGATCGTTACGCCAATCTGCCCCCGGCACATCTTGCTGACAGTGCCCTTGGTGCCGGAGCCATGCCGTGCCTCGAGGATCGCGGCCACCGCGTCGACCCCGCCCGCGCGACGGACCAATCCGTCAAACTGACCCCGGATCACATCGTCAGCCATGGGATACCTCGTTTCCTTGGCAGGTCGTGACGTGAGTGCGACAGATCAACGATGAAACCACGATTTGAAGGTTAATCATGCAGCATCTCCAGCCTGCTCAGTCACCGGCGGAGGAGGCAATTTCTCGAATGCAAACAATGAACGGCTCGGTGGTTCCATGCCCTTCTCGCTCGCCAAGGCGACCAAAGCTCCGTACCACTTCGGAGGAAGCAACCCGGACATCATGTGCGTATGAAGTGTCGTGGCACCAATTCTCAAACGAGCGGCTAGAGAACGGTAACCACCCATGGCGTCGATGAAAGATCTAGCGTCGCTGTACATGCAACAATCGATTAATCCGATTATTGTGGATTATCAAGTTCGGATCGATGACTGTATTCAATTTTTTCGGATTACAGGCTACAAGGTCTCATGAACTTTGAGCAGAAAGAGGCACTTGCGCGGACCAGGAAGTCCGACCCGGAAGCAATCCGGGCGCGCTTAAAGGCGGCACGAGTCGTCGTAGGTCTTGGGCAGAAAGAGTTTGCCGAGGCCGTTCAGGTGAAACAGACAACCTACAATTCTCAAGAGATCAAAGGTCGCCCTTCACTAGAAGTTATACGATATCTGCACACCAACCATCGCATCGACGCAAACTTCATCCTTTTCGGCGACTTCGTTCAACTTCCCGGCGATATTCAAACAGCATTGTTCGAGGCTCTTTCCTCGCACGACTGACCCTGCGGTTCAGCAACCAGTTGAGGCTTAGGCCAGCACGCCTGAGCAGAATGCTTATTCGAATCAACATGCCCAAAGCTCACGAAGCAAATGTTCTCTTTTTGATCTCACCCAGTCAACACCACTTCCCCCATAGCGGGCAAGCCCAATATCCATTTTTTTCGTATTTTTCCTTGTAGTATCCGATTTTTTTGGATTAAAGGTGTTTCTGCAACTAGGAGTTTCCAATGTTCCAGAGCACCAGACCCACCTCCCGATCCACCCTCGCCGCTGCCATCGCCGCAGTACCGATCCGGCCGATCGCGCCGGAAGAACTGGTCACCAACGCCGAGCTCCGCACCCTTGCCGCCGGCGATCCGGACCGCGCATTGGGCGAGATCTCGACCGACGACCAGGCGCTGCTCGCGCTGGCACTGCCGCACATCTGCGGTGAGCTGATCGCACGCCGCGGAGCGATGGCGGGCGAGCCTTTCCAGTGGGACACCGCCGCCCTGACCTCGATCAAGACGCTGCGGTCGCTGGCGCAAGACGACGAACATCGCCGCGTCGGGAGCCTCAGCGAGGCCGATCAGCTCACGCTTGCGATGCTCCTGACCGACATCTGCAATGAATTGCGCGCCCGGCGCCTGGTGATGGCTGGAGGGCTGGCATGAACCTACCCCCGCCGCCCTGCCCGTTCTGCGGCCAGATGGATCTGCACAGGATCGAGTTTCCCTGCCCTGACGGCGACGGCGAGATGCAGTCCTACGTCCACTGCAACACCTGCGGGGCGAACGGCCCGCAGTATCGCGAGGATGGCGTTCAGGGCTGGGACGCTTGGGCAGATCGCGCAGGGATGCGCCTGCAATGACCGAGCTGCCGCGCTTCGCCCGTTTCTGGATGGTCTGCCGCAAGCCGATGCACCCCGGCGCGCGCACCGAACCCCGTCAACGCTACGGCACACGCGCCGAAGCCGAGGAAACCGCGGGCCGTCTCGCCAATGAGACCAACGCCCCGCATCTGGTGCTCGAGACCGTCGCCGTGATCCGCCCCGGCGAAGCAAAGCAAGGAGGGCTGTTCTGATGACTTTCCACCATGCCCTTGTCCAGGCCGCCCAGCGGCGCCACCTGGCGGACGAGTTGCGCAGGATCACCGACGCCGACGCGCGCCACCGCCGCCTCACCGAAGTCGCGATCGACACCGGCGGGTCCATCATCGACCCCACGAAACAGGGACGCGCCGGTCCGGTCTACGCCGAGATCAGCCTGCTGGGTCTCTATCACATCGGCGAGACGATGGAGGAGGCCATGGCCGAATGGATCAAGGCCGCCCAACGCTGCGCGCCGATGAACGTCAGCACCCCCCACCTGCAGGAGTCACAGACATGCAGTTGATCGACCCGACCACCGACGACGCCACCGATCTTGCCCATGCCCGCGGGCTGCTGGCGGACTGCGCGCATCATCCCGACAGCGTTCTGATCGCGGCTTGCGACACGATCCTGCGTCTTGCGCCGAACGGATGCGATGCCCACCGGGCCCGCGCCCTGCGAGAGACACTGGTGCGCACCGCTGGCGCCATGACCTGCAAGGGGGCCGTCGCATGATCACCGATATCTTTGACCGGGACCAGGTCGCCGCCCACGTGGTCAGCCATCCCGAACGCTTCTGCCGCGTGCCGGCGGTTCTGGCTGCGCAATGGGCCTACCTGAAGCTGCGGCGGGGCCAGCCGGTGCGCTTCGACCGCCTGGGCGAGCCTGCCTATTTGATCGACCGCCCCGAGGCCTCGCCCCTGGCCGTTGATCTGGCCGAACGCTCGCCCCGCATCTCGGCCGCGGTCGCCCGGCGCAAGGCCCAGTTCCTGCCGCCGGAGCAATGGCCGACGCCGTGACCCTAACCGCCTTTTGGCGCAAAGAAGGAAGCCCCACATGACCGACCAATCCCCCATCGCCCGCAGCACCCGGACCGTGCCGCTGACCGCGCTGTTCCTGCATCCTTTCAACCCGCGGCAGGAGCACGACGAGACGGATATCGCCGCGCTTGCGAAATCCATCTCGATCAACGGCTTGCTGCAGAACCTTAACGTGTTCGATGGCCCGGAAGGATTGGGTGTCGTCGCCGGCGGTCGCCGCCTGCGCGCGCTGGAGCTTCTGGCCCATGAAGGCTCGGGCATCGACCCACTGCGAGACGGCGTTCAGATCGACTTCGAGAACATCCCGGTCCATGTGACCGACGACGAGATGATGGCGCGCAGCTGGGCCGGCACCGAGGGCGCCACCCAACGCCCGCTGCATCCGGCCGAGGAGATCCGCGCCTATGCGGCGATGGCGGACCAGGGGAACACGCCCGAACTGATCGCGGCCGCCTTCGGCCAGACACTCGCACATGTGCTGCGCCGCCTGCGCCTATCACGGCTGTCCGACGCGACGCTAACCGCGCTGCGCGAGGGGCAGATCACCCTCGATGTCGCGCAGGTCCTCACCCTGACCGATAGCCTGCCGCGCGAGATGGAAGCGCTGAACCTCGCCACCGAACAGGGCTTCGGCGCCGCCCGCCTGCGCCGGCAGCTGCTGGAAGGCAACGTGCCCTCCACTGACCGGCGGGTGCGCTACATCGGCTTGGACCTCTACCGGGCCGAGGGCGGCAAGATGGACGAGGATCTGTTCAACGATCAATCCGTCCTGCACAACGTCGAGCTGGTGGAAAACCTGTTCCGGCAGAAGCTGACCAAGGCCGCCGAGGATCTTCAGCAGGCCGAAGGGTTCGCCCGGGTCATTCCCATCTTCGAGACCTGGCTGGGACACCAGCACACCGATGACATGCGCCGCATTCACCGGGCAAGCGTCGAGCTGCCCGATGCCGACATGACCCGCTACGAAGAGTTGTGCGAGATCGGAGAGGCGCGGGAGTTCACCAGCGGAGAGGCAGGGGAGTTCGACCGGCTCGAAGACCGGATGAAAGGCGACTACGCGGACGAAGAGCGCGCGGCTGCCACGGCATATCTCTTGGTCAATCATGAAGGCAAACTTGAGCAGACCGGCGCCTACATCCCGATCAAGCGCGCCGGCAGCGCCGCAGGCAGCGACAGCATTGAAACCGTCAAGCCCAAGCCGCCGGTGAGCCAGGCGGGCATCGACGATCTGCACCGCATCCAGCGGATCGCGCTGCAAACGGAAATGCTGCGCCGGCCAGAGTTGGTGCTTGATCTGCTGGCGTTCCAACTCTGGCACGAGATCTCGAGCTGGTCGGGTGCGTTCAACGTGGTCGCGACGGAGCAGGACGCGCTGCCGGCATCGACCGAGGCGCTGACCATCGACAAGCGGATCACCGGTGAGGACGACGCGCCCCTGCCGCGCCTGGGCGAGGACATCGGGTCCGACTTCAAGGCCTTCTTGGACAAGGGCAAGAAGTACCGCAACACCGTGCTGACCCTTGCGCTGGTGCGCTGCGTGAACGCGCCCTTCGGGGCCCGGATCAACGGCGCGATGATGGAGGCGCTGGAGGTCACGCCCCGCAGCATCTGGACGCCGACGGCCGAGAACTTCTTCAAGTACTGCCGGTCGGATGCGCTTGACGCGATCTGGCGCACCCTGGTGGCCACGGAGGATCGAGCCGACCAGATGGAGCGGTTCACCAAGCTGAAGGTCGGCGAGAAGCGCAAGGAGCTCGAGGCGCTGTTCAACGACGCCAGCACCCAGGAAGCCTTGGGCCTCAGCCGCGCCGAGATCACGGCGATCGACGCCTGGCTGCCGGACGCGATCGCGAGGAATGTCTCGGAAGGGGCAGCGACATGACGCCGTTGGATCTACTCCTGATGGCGCTTGGTATCGACACTTCTGGTAGCGGCGGCGGAGGTTTCGAAATGAGGCAAACCGGTGACCGTCCCATGGATAATGTCCGCCCTTGGGCTAGCTACTCAGTATTGCACCAAGCAGGAAGTGTTCGCAGTGTCCCTGACCATCGCCGCAGCCTGTTGCATCATCGTATATTTTACCATTGGATTGGTCCGCGTCGCAGACGAGGGAACAAAAGGGTTCTTCTCGGATATCTTCCGCACAGTTTTCTGGCCCATTCATCTTCTGATAAAGATGCTCCGACGTCGCTGACGGCGCGCCGGGAGGAATTAGCGCATTCAATTTCGCGCGCCTGTACAACTTCGACATCCCCCCTCAACGAACGAAACAAAGCGGGCAAACGGCAACCTCAAGTTGACCTGATTGATGGTCATACTATCGTTTTGGGAACAGACCCAAAAATGACCACGGAGGTGCATGTTGACCACCGTAGCGGGCGTCATACCAATTGCCTATTTGATATTCGGCCTGTTCTGGATGGCGGACAAAGGCGGCAAAGGATTTATCGCAGACGTGAAACAGGGGCTATTCTGGCCGTACTACGTCTGGCGCGATTTCAGAAACCGGCGCTGAATTCAAAATTCCCCGCGACCTACGTCAGACTTAACGTATCGCCCTCCCTGACCCGAGCGCGTGAGGAGGTGTAGGCGATGCCGGCTCTGTCTTTCATCCCAAGGCTCATGCCAGCGCCACAGGCCGCGCATTATCTGGGTGTCAGCGAGTCCAAGTTGCGGTGCCTGAAGCTGCCCCGCAAGGTGTTGGACGGCAAGCGGCTATATGACCGGATCGAACTTGACGCCTATGCGGACAACCTCGCTACTGAAGGCGGGATACCGGGATCAGACATGGGAGGCGGTAATTCATGCGACGACATCTTCGGCATGGCGCCAGAATGAAGCACCTCAACCCCAACGGTCGTTTCCCCTCTGGCAACCCAAGGTACTACTTCCGCCCCAAGGGCCAGAAAGGCGTGCCGATGCCCGACACGCCCAAGAATGATCCTGTCTTCCTGAAGAAGTACGCCGAGCTGCTGGCAGCCCACGATGGCAGCAAGCCGCACCCGGCCGTCAGGCACCGGACGGGCACGCTGGGTGCTGGTATCAGGGCTTATCTGGCCTCCGATGTGTTCATGAGCCTCGCACCCACCACGCGGGCGCTGTGGCGGCGTGCGCTTGAGGACATCGAGGCCCGCTACGGCGCCGCGCTGTTCGATGACCTGCAGACGCGCCACATCCGCAAGGACCTGTCGCGGCTCAATGCACATCCGGCGAACACGCGGCGTAAAATATGGCGCGGGTTGTGCCGCTGGGCTGAAGATGCCGGCCTCATCGAGGAGGATCCGGCACGCGCCGTCCGCCGCAGAGCGACACCTAAGACCGACGGCCGCGTTGCCTGGACACGAGACGATGTCGCCAAGTTCCGGGCCCACTGGCCGCACGACACGCATCAACGGCTGGCCTTCGAGCTCATGCACCGCACCTGCGCCGCGATCGGTGATGCTGGCCGGCTCGGCCCTGGTATGATCAAGGACGGCTGGCTGACCTACAGACGCCAGAAGTCCGGCAGCGAGGCCACCTGCCCCTTCAATGTGCCGGGACCCGCCTGGTTCGAGGCGGACGACCACCTCCGCCGTTGCCTGGACCAGCACCCCCGCCACATGACCTTCCTCGTGACAGGCCGCGGCGCGCCGCGCAGCCCGAAGGCGGCAGCGCAATGGTTTTCGCGCGCCTGCACGGCCGCCGGCCTTGACGCCGACAAGACTGCCCACGGGATCCGGAAACATCGCGCGGCTGTCTTCAAGGAGAACGGCGCAACCGACGCGCAGCGCATGGCGATCCTGGGCCACGAAACAGCCAGCGAAGCGGCACGCTACAGCAAGTCGGCCGACCTGAGGCGGATCATATCAGGAACGGAAAGTTCCCACTCGGACAGCCAAAGTTCCCAAAAGTCCTGA